CAATGTAAAAGCATGCCCGACAAGCTTGTCAGATGCAAGCGCAGTTACCCACTGTATAATTAGCCCGCCGAAAAAGGAGCCCAGGCAAACATACCCATTTTGTGCGATATTGTACTTCACTCCGGATGCCGTCAGCACCATCTTGAGAAGCTGCCCGAACCAGCTACCTGTTTCAAGCGCTGTAATTGCTGTGATGGCCGTGGTGAGAGCCAGCTTCTTGATGATGTCATTGCCAAAATCAGCAATCTTCTCGAACAGCTTGAACCGGGTTTCATGAGCCGTGTCGGACGCATCGTGAGTGGCAATCATCTCTTCCACATCGCTCTTATGCGTGTAGACGATAGATTTGTCAATCTGCACAGAGATATTGGCAGACGAGCTGACTACCAGATTGACGACCAGACGGTTTTCATCGGATGGAGTATCCTTGCTCGGAATGTAATCGTAGTTGTTGCCGGCATTGGAGTAGGCATACAGAGCTTCGGATCCGTTATCGAGTTTAGCAAAGATGCCGATTTCCCTGGAAACAAATCCTTCTTCCAGTTCCGTGTTGGACGTGTCGAACGTAAGCACCAGCTTTTCTTCGTTGCTGTCATCTACGCTGACAATCGGCAATGTCATCTTCGGAGATTTCAAATCCGTGAATTTAGAGATATCATCCGTATCTGTGAGAACTCCAGAACCGAGTTTCCCACAAGTGAACGTTAACGTATGAGAATTTTGAGCCTGGACAAGCATTTGCGTGCCCTGAGATGTAAAGGTTAGATTTGCAAATTTAGCCATGGTCTATTGCCCCCCCGAAATTTTAATGAGCTTGTAATTATGAATGACTGCGCCAGCAATATAGCGTGGTGAATCATCAACATTGATGCTGTACTTTACAGACATATCAACAAGATTTTTCCGGTAACACTGCACAGTTCCGGCTCCATGATATTCAAGGTCTGCCTTGGTGATGGTCACCAGCTTATACCCGATGTGAGCAGGTATGTATGTGCTGATGGCAGTACGCAACTTTTTATAGTCCGTAATCTGGCCACCATGATAAAGCACTTCAATCCGGTACTCACGGGGATAGCTGATGATGTATCCCTGCTGGTCCGCAATGTATCCGTTAATCAGGTTCGTCAGGAAGACTTCCGTCACGCTGCCCGGATTTTGAAGCTTGGCGATTATCGTGCTGCGACGCACACTGTCGCTGAGCGTTTTGTCCGTAGTGATGCCGCACAGTTCTTCCCAGCGCTCAAGGCCCCAGGTGGCTGACTTCACGTAGAACTGGTCTAGCACATCCTGCAAATCAATCCGGATGGTATCATGTTCTTTGCTGTCCGCATCATTCGCGGCCTGGAACTGCTGACTGTGAGCCAGAAACGCCGGCAGGTATTGCAGGATATCTACAGTGTTTTGCCGCATCCAATTATGATCACTCATGTCAGCGTCACCGTCCCAACTACAGGAAGATTATCCACCGCACAGATGATGTTATCTGTACCGTCATTAATCGTCAGGTTATCATAATCGTTTACACCTGTCGTATCAGAGTTATCCAGGATGATACGGCCGATTTGGGCATAAGAGATGGTCACCGTGTCAGTTGCCTTCTGCGTAGTGTAGTTTGTGCCGAACACGCTGGCCTTGAAATATTTTGTCAGAGCCGCTTTGATGGCATCCGCATTGCCAGTCCCGTCGGTTACCTTGAGAGCTACATTGACTGTTTTCAAAACAGGCGCCGTGACGGTCACAGTCGCTCCGATTGGCGCGTTCTCCGTGATCGTATCCCGCACTTTTTGCAGCAGCTCTTCACTAGGCGTGTCTTTATTGGCATCGACAACGATAACTTTGACGGTCCCGTTGCCACTCCAGAGCGGCAGCACTTTGACAGCGCCAACACCGCTGACCGATGTGGACCACTCAATGTAATGGTATACATTGCCAGATGTGGCTGGCTGCCTCACGGCAAACAGCAACCGTTCCAACAATGCCCCGTCAGTTTCTTCTTCGTACCCGTTATAGGCAGCCGCTTCATTCGTGACTTTCGATACGCCATAAATGCTGACAGGGATAACCGTAATGGTTCCCGCTGCCACATTGCCGCCCGATCCGGTACTTTGCGCTGTAGCCTTTACAGTGCCAGTGCCCTTGTCGTCCAGCTTCACTGTCTCATCGGTGGCAAAGTTCGTGCCGCTGGCTGTTGCGAATAATGAGCCAGCCGGAACGGTTACGCCAGCGGTGCCGGTAATGGATAGCGTAACCACTGCCGGTGTTGCAGCTCTTCTGGACAATCCTGCCAGCTCATCTGCCAGCCGGTCGAGATAAATGCCCCAGCTTGTCTGTGGGAAGGCGGCATCCATCATCAGATCCATTTCAGCGTAGGCCTTTTCAAATTCTTTCGCATTGGCTGCCAAGGTATCAAAGGAAAACGTGCCTTCCACAGCGCTTACGTCCGTCCCTTTGAACTCTGCATAATATTTTTTCAGCCGTTCCAGAATAACGGACCTTGTTTCTGCTTCAAACATCTTTACACCTCGATTCCCATTTCAACCTCACCATAAACAGTTTCCAGGTGAATCACCATTGTAATTTTCTTGTGTTCCTGGGTGACCTGCAATGCCGTAACATCCGTAATATATGGGTTGACCATGAGCCCTTCCTTTACATAACGGAAAAGCTCAGAACTCCGCTGCCCATCATTGGGGCCTGTACCGATAAACTTTTCAAGCTCGATGCCATAGTCATCAAAGTATGCAAGATACCGATACCGTTCGCATCGGAGTACATGCAGCACCCAGACCTTGATAGCCTCTTTCCCGGTAACAATCTCATGGGACCCGTCACGCCTGTAGATGAAATCATCCTTTGCAAAGTCCCAGGCAAATTCAGTGAACATAGGAAGGCTCTGGGTTGCCGTTTCTGATGTAGATGGGCCTACAACAAATGGATTACTCATTGCCGTCAAGCCTCCTTAGTTTCATCCCCACGATATACTGCTTTGTGGTCTTGTTATCATCCCCAGTGACAGGAAGCAGAAGGACCTTGTCGCCCACTTTCCATGTATCTGTCAGCCGTTCATCGTTGTCAATCGGATGGTTGTGAGATTCATAAGCAGCATCGCCAGAGCCGCCAGCACGGTTTGCTGTTGAACCGACCATATGGCGCGTGTGTCCGGGGATCCAGTAGTCATCAATCCACAAATGTTTCTTGTTTAAGACGTAGCCATTGTATCGGATCTGAATCTCCGGAGGTGGGCTGACGATAACGCCGATGCCGGCAGTCGGTTGCAAGGCAGCTCTCTCTGCCAGCTTTCGGTTCAGGTCCACAAGGCCTTTATATGGGTTATCTGTTTTCTTCATTCATCGTCACCCCCTGGATGCTTTAATGACTTTCGTGACTGGCATCCCCATTTCCGTGTAGTCGCTACCATGGACAGTGACATTGCGGGATGAGCTATTGCCGTAATAGCCGCCCTGGCCATCGTAGATAACAACGTGGTCGTCATCACCATAGACAATGACGTCGCCCTTCTGTAGGTCACTGGTATCATACGACAGCAGGCCAGCCGCATCCGCATCGGCTACCATCGTAGGACAATAGACGACGCCATTGTTGGCTTCCTGTGCCAGGAATGGGCTGTAATAGCTTCCGCACTTACCAACGAATTCAGCGCAGCCTTCACGCCCGTTGTCCATTGTCTGGCCGCCCCAAGCATCCCAGCCCGCAGAGATTCCGGCATCGACATCAGCAGAGCCGTTGGAAATGCCCTCTTTATTCTTCATGCGGTCTTTCGAGCTACTGAACACCGGTGTTGCATAGTCTACCTGCTCAATCTCCGGCTGTTCCGGCTGATCCGGAATATATTCAAGCGTCAAATCCATCGTATGGACGTTATTTTCGAAATTGTGGGTATCGCTTTTGATATAGAACGTACCCGTAAGCTGTTCTTCCTGCACTTTGATGCTGTATCCGGTGATGCACTGGACGTTTCCGAGCCCTTTCAGACTCGACTCATCTTTCAGCCGTGCCAGCTGGGCTTTGGCAGCGGTGACATTATCCACCGTTTCATCCGGTTTAGGCGGCTGCATCTTGTAGATTTTCTGAATCATGCCGTAGTGCGTCACGTCGTCGTTTATCGTGAACATCTGGCAAATGGTCCCGTTGTCATCTACTGCTTTTATCCGGTTGACCATATTCTCGATGCTTTCGGAATGCTCCGTGCTGAATGTGTTTGTGTCCGCCGTTGCTACATACCCGTCAATCAGTTCGCCTTTCTTGATGACATTGACCTGGCCATTGATGCACACTGGCAAATAGTAGGTGTCCTTCTTGGCAGCCTTATCAGCCGTCTGCTGGATGTCGAGAAGTGCCCGCAGTACTTCCGTCCCGCTCTTATCATCCGCAATATAGTCAACGGATGCATCAAGCCCATCCGGAAGAGTCCCAGCAGGTATGCCAATCTCTTTGCACACCTGCTGAATGCCAGCCGCCACCGTGCCGGTGATGACTGCCCTGATGTTGCTCTTAGCCAGATAAATCATGTCATCAAAACAGGAAAAATCGAATGTATAGGAATCCGTCACACGTTTCCGGTAGAAGATGCGCCCCTGGAAGATTTCAATCTCCGGATCCGTATCCTTTTCCCGGTAAAACAAGTAGATGAATCCGCCGATTTTCAAATCAAGCGGCACAAACGTCTTATCCTTGTCAGGCGTGTTGTATGCGATGGAAAATTCCAACTTGCGGGCGGCCTGCTGGCTGTCCCCGGACCATGCCATTTTCTGTACATAATTCGTGATGTCAAAGTTGTTTTTCGGCTCAGGTCCCTTGCTGTCCTTGCGGGCTTTTGTCTCTTTTTCCGTTTCAGGTGGGTCACTATAGCGAATGCTTAACATATCTCTCTATCCCTCCTAGAACTTATACAGGCTCTTGCCACCCGTCCGGACCGCATTAGCAACGGTCGTGAGTACCGTGCCGGCAGGGATGCCGCCGGATTTCACCATGCTCTTATACAAGCCAAGGGCACGCTTCCCTTGATTGACAATGCTGGTGGTCTTCTGGAAGGCCTTCTGCGCATTGTCCAGCGCGTGCATTGTCCCCAGGCAGGTGGTTTCCTTGCTTGCGCCAGTCTCTGCGACACGGCTCTTTAGCCCCGTCGTATCGCTCAGAACGTCAGCCTGGGGCATGATGTAGCGGTATTCTTTCAGAGTCAAGCTGAAATACACATCGCCGCTGCCGTCTTTTTCTTTATAAACAAACTCATCAATCGTGACCGGCAGGCTGACATCTGTACCCGTGATGCTGATGCGGCACGGCTGCCCGCTTTCTGCCATCTGCTTGACCTTGCCTACCAGCTCATATGGGCTGCCGGCCATCACTGTTTGCAGGAAATTGTAATCCTGTGCAGGGAAGAACGATGAAAATTTCATCGTGGCCAGGCCGCGCTTGCCGATCATATTGATTTCGCCCAAATTGTTAATGTTGACCGTGCTGTTATTGTACGGGTTCACCACTTCGAAATCAGGTGGGCTGACTGGGAAGGCGACACTGCTGCCGCCGCCGGACAACGTAAATACACAACCGTCTCCACCATTCCCGCCCAGGGCCCCAAGAACACTCCCCAGTATGCTGGAAGCGGTACTCATAAAGCTTAAGAAACTACTCATCAGATCGCCCCCACAGTAGAATTAATGGCTTCCTTTTCCATCTCATAATGGATTTGTTCCGCCACTTTACGGGCAAATTCTCGGATATCGGAGCCGTTATTGATGGTCACGCCGCTGATGTTAACGGTAATCCCTCCGCCGGTTCTGAGGTTCCCGGATGCCGCGCCCATGTTGTATGCATTTCTCATAGACTGGCTGTGAGGAATGACCTGCGCTCCGGACGGAAGATTGATGATTTCAGCGCCGCGGTCATTGACTGCCGCTGCGCCGCCCTGCCAGTTGGTCGTGCCATTGTACAAGTAAGGGATATTCAATCCAAAGTGGCTGCCGCCGTATTTCGGAACCCAGTCAGGGATATCAACGGAAATTGAATTGATTCCGCCGATTACACCGTTGATGGCTGCTTTGATACCTTGCAGAATGCCGTCGCAAATTCCCTTCAAGCCGCCGAAGATGCTACTGAAAATGTCAACAACGCCTTGCCAAGCCATGGACCAATCGCCGGTAAAAACACCCGTAATGAATTCAATCAGCCCACTGAACACGCCCAGAGCCGCCGTAACAATCGAGCCCAGGATACTGAATGCTGCCGTGACTGCCCCAGTGATAACACTAGAGACGATGACAAACGCCGCATAGAGCTGTCCGCCGATGACTCCGGCCAGCACATCAGAAAGCATGTTCAAGACTCTGAAAACGCCGGTCCCGTTCTGGAATGCCTGGGTGAGTGTATGCCAGACCATCTGTAGTTTTAAAATGGCCGGCTGGATCATGCTCACCGCTGCATTGAATGCGCTCTTGATCTGCGTCCAAAGCCGCTGGAAGAACGGGCCGATACGGTCCCAGTTCCGATAGATGAGGAAAGCTGCTGCCGCAATAGCAGCAATCACAATGCCCCATGGCCCCAGCATGGCCCCGGACGCCGTGCGCAGCATGGTGAAGCCCCGCATCACACCCTGAACGGCAAACTGCAAGGCCTTGTTGCTGATGGTCCCGCCCTTCATCACCGTACCAATCTGGCCGTATACCTTGGCCATGTTTCCACCGATGGTAATGGCCTTGCCAGCGGCAATAGTAAACCCAGTAAGCCCAACAAATGCCCCGGCTATCTGAACAATCATGTTCTTGGTTTCCGGAGAAAGGTTTGTAAGAGCATCCGCCAGCGCCTTGATGCCGCCGGCCGCCCACTGAATTGTTGGTGCCAGGGCAGAGCCAAAGGACAGGCCCAGAGCTTCCACTGACCCCATGAGGGAATCAATGGAGCCCTTGAGCGTCTTCTGCATTGTCATGTACGCCTGGTGGCTGCTGCCGGAACTGTTATTGATGGCATCCGCCGCCTGCTTGTATGCTTCGGGGCTAGTCTTAATCAAAGATAACAGACCGCTGTAAGCATCTTCGCCAGCAATCGCTTTGGCCATGGCGACCTGTTCCGTATTCGACATGCCGGCCATGGCCGTCCGCATCTGCCCGATGACGTTTTCCAGTCCGACAAAGTTACCGCTTGCATCTTTAATCTTGAGCCCCATCTGTTCGATGGCATTGGCAGCATCTTTCGGAGGCGATGCCAGACGACTCATCATGGACCGGAGGCCGGTACCAATCGAGCTGGCTTCAATGCCGTTGTTGGACATAACCGCCATGGCAGTGCCAAGTTCTTCAATGCTGACGCCCAGTGCGGCCGCTGGAGCGCCTGCATACTGCATTGCAAGGCCAAAGTCCTGCATACCCAGCTTGGAAGCGTTCGCCGCAGCCTGGATAACGTCGGCGACGTGCGTGGTGTTGGCCGCCACATCGCCCTGAGTCAGGTTCCAGATGGACAAAGCAGAGGTTACGACATCAGACGTAGTGGCCAGATCTTCACCGGACGCAATGGATGCCTCGATGATGCCCGGCATAGCTGCTATAGACTGGGATGCATTGAAGCCGCCAGCTGCCAGTCTATCCATGCCTTCTGCTGCTTCCTGGGCACTGATAGGGAAATCAGCTCCCATCTTGGAGGCCGCTTCCCGCATCTGGTTCAGCTCTTCCGTCGTGGCTCCAGCCTTGACGCCTGCCGCTGTGATGGTCTGGTCGAAATTCATGAATGTCTTAACGCTTGCTGCACCCAGAGCCGTAATGCCCGCAGCCGCCGGGAGCATGGCTTCACCTAAATCGTTGACATTCTTCCCCGCTTTGGAAATATCACGCCCCATACGCTGGTTGGCTTTACTGGTTTCTTCCATACTGTTCCGAATCCTTGCCAGCCCGCTTGTGACATTGTCCTGGAGTCTCATGATTACATCAATAATTTCGGCCATACGTTAACCTCCTTTCACTTTGTTTTCCATTTGTTCGCGGGCATGTTCCTCGCCTTCGATTTCTTTCAACATAAAAGCCCGGAGAACTACACGCTCGCCCGGGCCCATCGCAAACCACTCCGACGGTTTCACGCCATGCCTGACATAGTGCCAGTACATGGTCTGAACATCCCCGTCGGAATCTATCAGTTTTTTACTTCTTCAACCTTTGCAGCACCCTGTTCACCGCCAAAGCCGCAGAGTTCCGTAATCTGTTCCGCAATGTCAGCAATTTCGCCGGCATTGAACAGCTTTTCAAACAAATCTTTTCTGGTCCCGGCCCCGTAGTGCTTGAGGACCTCTCTGCTGTCGAAATCCTTGTTTGTGATGCCGTCAACCAGCAGCATGATCTGTAACTTGTAGGTATCAGCGCCAACCGGCTTATTATTGCGGTCAAACTTTACCGCGCCGTCCTGAATTTCCCTTACGCGCCGGGATGGAATCTGGCTCAGATGAAGCACAAACGGCTCACCGATAATGCCGGAGAGTCGCTTTACTTCGAAATCTTTCGTTGCTTTCTTCATTACCTTGCCTGCATCAGCTGCAAGCAATGCCTCTGCTAAATTCATAGATTACCTTGCCTTTCTTATTCAGACGCGCGGTCCAGAATATCAAAGTCCGTAAACGTGAAGTCATAACTGTCTTCGGTCAGTTTTTTCGCTTCCCAATCCATGAGCGTCAACTTATCAAAGGTCGCGTCACGGATGCAGACACGTTCATCTCCGATAGCGTCCGGATCAGACAGCTTGGCAATGATGGTGCAAACCGTCTGATGGCCATTTTTAATGTTATCAGCCATTTTATCAATCATGTAGGAAGAGATGTGGTTCATTTTGATTTTGCCTTTCCCTTCCCATCCGGTTGTCTTGTACTGCTTGCCGCGCTTTTTAACCTGGTTGACTTCTTCTTTTACCAGATTCACTTCGGCCTGGAACGCAGTTACCTGAGCCATGTAATCAGAATCGATCCATACTTCACCTTCGGTGCCGGACATTACCTGCTGGGCTACCATAGAATCTGCCATAGTTCAACACCTCCTTAAATATTGATTGGAAGTTCGATATCTTCCATTGCATCAAGAATTTTCACCTTGGCGGTCAGGAATACTTTCTTTTTCGTATCCAGTTTCTTGATTTCCAAATCAGACATGTCGGCAAGTTCGTCCTTCATATACAGGCCATGTTCGAGCTGATACGTTTTTACGGCTTCTACGTCGATATCAATCGTGGAATAGCCTTTCTGTAAGAGGCGGCCATCTTCCAGTTCTTTGAAATAGCCACCAATCGCAGTAATCAGCAGCTGCTTGTTGTCGTAATCGTTCGTGTATTTGCCGATGTAGCTGTCTTGGGCGGTTTTCTTGATGTCGTCATACATCATGTCCATGACATCCACGGTCTTGATTGTCTGATAGGCTTCCAGTTTCCCCTGAGTCGTAGTGACCAAAGAGTTCATGGCACGGCTCATCTTGAACTTTTCGCCGTCATACCAAACGAAAAACTCGCCCTTATTAACCTTCTCGTCGTTTTCGTCAAGGCTGTATTTATCGCAGTCAATTACTTCCGCCAGCGGGGCATACGTTGCAGAAATTGTCATCGGGGTTCCTGCAATCAGGCCGGCAATACGTGGCGTGTACTGAGCGCCAGTATACGATTTAGTTTTGGTCTTGATGGTAGTGTTCGAGAAATTGATGACGCCTTCATAGTCTGCGCTGTATCCGGGCAGCACAACCTTGGATTTCTTGAACTTGTTTTCACGGTTCGTCTTGAGCCAGGTGGCTACAGATTCCAACTGGGCCGTAGCGATGGACGGGATAGCCAGATAATCCCAGCGGTCTGTTGCCAGGATCTTGAGCGTATCTGCGAACTTATCCTCAGAGCTGTATTTTGTCTCATTTGTTGCCTGCAAATACACTTTGACGCGGTAAGGCGTCTTAGTATACCCAATGAGACATTTCGTGATGTAATCACGATTATCGTCAGTCAGTTCCTCCGGGATATCATCGGTGGTATAAACGGTAAACGGATTGGTGATGGCAGCCACATCCTTTGAAGTGGTGCCACTAGTAATTTTATGGTCAGTCAGCAAATTTGTGATGGTATCCTGCGGCTCTTCGAGCAGAAGGGCCACAATTCCACGCTGGCTACGCTCAATGGCTTCAATACCGGCTTCAATAAACGCAATGTTTACAGAAGGCATTCCGAGTTTTGCCATATATCTTCACTCCTTCATATAGTTTCTGAATCAATCTTCGAATTCCATTTCTCGTCCGCAGCAGTGCTGCGCTGTTTGTTGGAGATGGTATGGATATTCAGTTCCACTTCACCCATGATTTCAACATTCCCGCCAGCAGGCTTTTCAACCTGTTCCAAGAACGGAATCACTATGGTTACCTGCAAAATGTCCTGCTCTTCCCCGGTACGATCATCCTCGACGCTTTCAACGTGAAGATATCGGTCCCCGACCTGAACGCCAAACTGGAAGAGCCGCTGAATGAGGTCAACAATCCCTAAGTAGGTTATTTCATTCTTTTCGTTATCCCTGGGGAAATACGTCAGGGCAATGGTCAGCTCTTTCTCTACTACATTATCCGTATACGGAGTCATGCGGGACGATGCCGAAACGAAAAAGCACGGCTTCTTGAACTTCTCAAGGACCTCATCAGAATAGACTTTGCATCCGGTTGCTTTGGAAACGGCTTGGATAACAGCGCTCAGTGCATCAATCTGTCTTACGATCTTAGCCAAGGTGATCACGTACTTTCTGGTAGAAGTCTTTGGCCATGCCATCCTTGATGCCGTCCCAGTTGTCATGCACCGCTTTCTGCAAGAATCCCTTATGACGGTTCAAAGCGCTGCGCCATTCCGGTTTCGGATTGCCATGAGTATCCTTTGGGTTCTGCACGCCACGGTTCACCAAATGGAAATGAGGTGCCGTAGAACGGATTTCCGCGCGGGTATCTGCCGCCCTGTATCCTTTAATCTTACAGCGCCATGACTTCTTCAATTTGTGCGGGTGGTTCGTATCCCCGACAGGGGATGCCTTCCGGATGGCCTTCGTCATCTTCTTGGCTCCGGCTTCCAGCACGTCTTCCGCGTCGCCCGGATACTGGATTCTCATTTCATCCAGCCGCCTGACAAATTCTTCAATCAACACCAGAATCACCTCGCTCCTTTATGTTGCACATGAGTTCCAGTTTTACGTGGGCCTCATACGGGTCGACAACTGACATGATACGATAGGTAGTGCCCGCATACTGCACCAGCATATCCGGGGTAATCCCTTTCCGGTAACGAATCGTGACCTTTGTGACGAACTCAACTTTGTCTTTATACTGCTCATAGTAGGTCTTGCCGCGTGCCGGTTCGATACGGGCCCAAAGGGCATTGCCGATAGCATCAGCAAGGGTCTGATGGGTAAGCCCATATTCATCGGTACTTTCCTGGTACTGCATGATATGGATTCTTTTATCGAGTGACCCGATTTCAACATTAATCATAGGCTATCCCTCCGGGTAGTCACTGCACTGGGCAATATGAGTCAGCAAAGCGGTCACAGTATGGGGAATCGCGTTGATGGCGCCCGGCTTCTGGCTATAAACAGCACGGTTTTCATACCAGTGCGCCACCAGCATTTTGATACAGAGGTCATATAGCTGGCTTTGATTATCGCCAGTATTGACCTTCCCCGTCGTCCGTCTTACATAGTCGCCGGCCGCACTGATCAGGCTCGTTACCAGTTCATCATCGTCGGTAATGTCATTATCTAGTTTTAAATAATTCTTTGCCTGGGCAAGCGTTACGGCCATGGTTCGTCACCCCTTACGCTGTCTTATTGCCAGTCAGCAGGACAAGGGAGTTGAAGTCAACCGGGCGGCCGTCCGCAATCATGATGGACTTTCTTACCAGGTCGTCGGTGTCGTTGTCTTCATAGACCTTCATGGAAACGTTGTAGTTGGTGTTGAGGACATAGTCCTTCATGCGATAAATGAAAGCGAAAACATCGTTCTTAGTGAGTGCTGCGGAGAAGTCCGGCAGATAATCACAGAGAACTACATTGCGACCCAGGAGGACACGTTCCGGTACGCCATTGACGCCTGCATTGACGCGGGCAATCGGCTGGCCGGCAGAGTCAGTCATCCCCATGAACTGCATAAAGGTGCCTTTGGTCATGACCCATACAGCGCCAGCTTCATAGGCCTGCGGGACCTTGCCTTCTGCGCCGGTGATAGTATCAAGGCCCAGCTTGGTAACGCTGAGAGTAGAGCCCTTGGTAAGGTCTTTGATGATGCCTGTCGGCTGGCCAGAGCCAGTGCCCTTGATAATGGCTTCTTCCAGCGCAACGGCCATAGCCTCTGCAATGTTGGAAACAATGGTATCTTCGAATGCAGACAGAGTCATGTATTCGGACTCCAGAGTTACAGCGACCGCACAGCGCAGCTTGAAGTGGCTGAAAGTAACTGTGCCAAGGGTCTTTTTCTGCTTATCAGAAGTAGCGCCTTCTGCCACCCAGGTGGCTACAGGCTTAACCTCGGAAGTCGGGATAGCAAGGCCAGACTTGTACGCAGTGCGGGTGACCAGCGGCAGGATGTTGCCATAGGTACGCAGTTTTTCGATGACTCGGTTAAGAGTAGTCGGAGGAATCAGTGCGCCCGCATCAGTCGTAGTAGTTGCTCCGCGGAATTCTGCCGGAATGGTAATACCACGTACAACGTAGTTCATGAATGCCTTGCGGTATTCATCAGAGTCAATACCAGCAGCCGCTCCATTGTCCTGCGGCTTCCGGCGGCCATGTACACCTTCCGGGTTGTTTCCAAGATTGATACCTTCGGCAATCTTTTCTCGTTCTTCAATTTCTTTCTGTTCAGCATCCAGCTTTCTCAGTTCTTCCTGGAGTGCTTTCAGGTCAACCTTGCCGTCACCCTGGAGCGCGGCTCTGATTTCTTCTTTACGGCTTCTGATTTCAAAAAGTCTCTTATTCATAGTTGTCTCCTTTTCTCATAGATACGTTTCAACAATCAGCTTTTCACGGAGTGCCGCGTCCTGTTCATGGCGCTTCAACTCTTCGATGATGCCATCATGGCCACGGGCGGCAATGCTGGTGCCATCGTAGGCTGGGAAATCCACCGGGCTGGCATCCACAATCATGTCAATGTGCTTGATGGTCCTGGTCTGCTCTTTGGTCGCGGAATCATTTTCCCAGTCGTCCTTGTCTACCGTGAAGGCAAAGGACATTTTATTGATGTCTCCGCGCTTAATCAGCTGATAGATATCCTTGCCGGCCGTTGTCGGCGCGATGTCGGCCTCTACCTTGATTCCTCGTTCATCGGCTGCAATTTTCATAGAGCCATTGGACGTGCGTGCCAGGATAAGTGCCGCATCAGAGTGATTATACCTAAGGATAACGTCACTCATGTCCGTATTGGCATCAACAGCGTTTCTATCAATGACTTCGTAATACTTTATCCCACTATATGGCGATTCCCACAGCAGTGTTTTTTCATTGAATACAGCTGCATAACCTTCAACGTGGAGGCCTTCCCCTCCGCCTTCCTGGTCGGCAGCTCTCAGCGCCAGCCGTCTGCACTCAATCTTCTTCTCCATCCCCATCACCTCCTTCCGATGCGCCATTATCATTGTCATCCTTACCAGTCTGATAAAGAGACTGGTCCTTGGCTTTCACGTAGTTCAGCGATACTACAATTTCCTCGCCTTCCTTACCCGGCAGCCCAGCGTACCCGAATAACTCACGGATTTCATTTCGCTTGATGGCTCCAGCCGGAATCATAGCTTCTGCAATCTTTACCTTTGATGCCGTACTCATATACGCCAGGCGGTTGGCTTCAAACAAAACCTCATTTCCAAAGCCGCGTTCCTTCTGGGTGAAGAGCTTTTCCGTAAATTCCTGAGACAATTTAATGGCAATCGGCGCAATGACGCTTTCATAGAAGGCCTGGTATTCCTCTTCCGTGAATTTCCCGGAAACGATTTTCTCGTTGACTCCAAAATACTTGTAGAGATTATCCCGGGCAAACGTCATCTGGCTGGCATCAAACGTCTGGGTATCAGTGGTGAGCTGCTGAAATTTGCCACGATTATCCAATGATCCGATGCCGCTGCCATTGGAAGGCCCAGCGAAGGAATCAACAAATTTCTGCCACATGGCCTCCTGGTCCTCCGGGCGGACCGTGCCAGTCCACTGAATGACACCACGGAGCCTGCTGAAATTCTTGACCACATTGATAATGGCAGTCTTGACGGATTTCAGTAGGTTGATATCTTCCGTGAGAATCTGCCCCTCCGGATCACCAAAAACTTCATCGCGGTTATAGTGTCTCCGGATGTGAATCAGTTCCTCATACGGGACTGTTGCCTGCTCTCCAGAGCCGAAAGTGAACTGGCAGTATAGATTCCCTTGGCGGTCCTCGAACAGTTCCAGGTTATTAAAGTTCAATGGCCATAATGCGGTAATGTCTCCATTCTGATTCCGCTGGATATAGACGAACAGGTTATTGTAGCAGTAATACTGGGCAACAATCTTCTCGATGAACTCCGATGTCGTCATCAATGGATTAGGCCGGATGGACAGTATGTATTGAAGCTTGTCATCTGCATTTTTCACGATATTTCCGTCCCGCCGGATAATGTGCTTCGGATGCAGCTTCCCCGCATGGCGGGCAATGGTGTCGATGCAGTTCCGCCCGGTGGCAGTGTCGTAGACGTTCCCATCAAATGGTACGTAGTCGTTGGAATAACCATCCAGCAACTTTGCCCTTGTCAAACCGTCATGCCGGAACAACCGTCCGAAAATGGTCTGCATCATGCTTCTTAGTTCCAAGTCTTCACCCCCTTTCAAATAAGGTTCATGTAGTCTTCTTTGTTCTGTTCCAACGCAGTGTAGGCATCCAGCAAAGAGGCAAAGCCATCAATGCGCTTTCGTGGATTGGACGTTTTGCACGGCTGAATGTTGTCGTTGCGGTCTACATCGACGGCCACGTTCGTCATGCACCATTTCAAGATTGGATTGTTGCCATAAACAATCCGCTTGGCGGCCAAATCGGCTGCCAGATTCTTCATTGGTCCGGACAATGTCTGCTTGCCCTGCGCTACCGGAACCATCACGTCATCGCCAAAACGCTCTTTCATGCTCTGCACCAGGTAGGCTGCACTCCATCGGTCGTAGCCGCACTTGTACAAATAGATGTCATCTTGTTCCATTTCATCGACGAACCATTGAAGGATGAGCCGGTAGTCATTGCGGAAGCCGGGCGATGTCCGGAGCCAGCCTTTTTTCTTCCAGATGTCGTAGGGGACCTGGTCTTCATGCACCCGTTTTTCCAGTAAATCTTCCGGAATCCAGTACATTTGCTTGATGTAGATATTCGGATCATCACGGACGCAAAAAAGCATTGTCGCACAGGTCAGGTCCGTTGTTTCGGACAAATCAAAACCACCTATTCCATACTTAGGCTTGAGAGCCTTCATGTCATAGGTGGTTTCATTGTTTAGCTGGTCGAATGTAAAGAATGCTTCCCCGCTGGTTTCGCGGATATTGAAGTCCTTGCACAGTAAGTTCTTGACTCGGAGTGCATCATGCTGCGCCTGGTAGACTTTCTGTGCCAGTGTCTGGGTATTCTTAATGCTCCCTAGGCCTGGATTGGCTTTTGCCCAGCACGCTGGGTCCGTCCACTCTTCCCTTTTATCCAGTTCATAGACGATAGGGAGGATGGTTTCATCATTATAGCCTGCCGGATCCTCATATCCGTTGATGATACGCTCACATTCATCGTATTTCAGGTCATAAATGTTATCACGGACCGTGCCGGCCGTCGTGGTAATGATACAGAGCGGCTGTTCACGGGCCGTCATGCCGTCGATAAGGACATCATACAGGTTCTTATCCTTCAAGGCGTGCAATTCATCAATCAGGGCTCCATGCACGTTGAGGCCATCCAGCTTATCAGAGTCAGAGCCCAACGGCTCGAACGTCCCTTCATTGAAGCGTGACCGGATGACGGATACGCGCAGATCTAATTTCTTGTTCAATGCTGGCGACTTCTTAATCATGGAGCAGGCTTCACGCCATATAATTTTTGCCTGGTCCTTTTTAGTGGCAGCGGAATAGATTTCCGGGCCGGCTTCCCCGTCCGCCACCAGTAAAAACAGTCCTAAGCAGGAAGCGAACGTTGATTTGCCGTTTTTACGGGCGACGATAAGAATCAGCTGCCGGTATTCCCGGAGACCAGTATCTTTATCTACGAATCCAAAGAGCGCTGCCGTGATGGCCTTTTGCCACAGCTCCAGGATGACTGGCTTGCCGCCCCACTTGCCTTTGCTATGCTTGCAGAAGGTCTGAATGAAGTCAATGGCATATTGAGCTTTGGCATCATCGTAGATATACTGCGAATTTTGGTTATTTATTTTTTCCGTCAGATGCTTGAATACCCGCCGTACCTTATCAGATACCACTATCTGCCCGGATTTTATGCCGCCATAGTATTTTTCAATGTAATTCAAGGCCTGTTTTTGATGAATTCCGTCAGCGTATCCTCTGCATCAGGGGCCGCTGTGGCCGGAAGGCATTGCACCAGGGTACGGATGGCGCTCACATAATTCTTGAACGTGGTGGAGTAGGCCTTTGAAACCGTTGATTCTTTGGTTCCAAACTGATTCTCGCCGTTCTTATATTCTTCAACAAATCCGACCTCTTCCAGCTGCTCCATGAGCTTCTGCAACTGGTATTCCAGACGTGCAACCTGCCCGATCAGCGGGCTCACGACCGTCTGTTTCTCTTCATCGGCGGCTTTCAACGCTTCCTGCAAGGCTTTCACCCTTCTTCTAATCGCTGTTTCCGGTTTAATCTGTCTCACTCCATCACCTCCTTACTTATTGACGTTTCTTTTGCTATTTTTCCTTTGGTTTTGATACTACACCCCCTTGGCGGATGCCGTTTGTATCACAGAAAGGCCCGCCCCCGGCGGCATTTTTCAGGCTCCCAAAAGGGGAGACCGGGGGGATTAGCGGTTATGTTCCAGGATACCAATGGGATTGCCATCATCGTCGAACACGCACTCCCTGCCCATGCCTGTACCATGCACAGCGTTGTGGCAGTAGATACATAGCAGCTCTAAGTTATCCCATCCATACACCACGCTGTCATCCCCTACATTCTCCGGAGACAAGTGCGTCTTGTGGTGGACGATAAATCTAGGCGGCTTTCCAGTCCCAACAAAGGAACGGTTATGGCATCGCTCGCATACGTAGTGCTGAGACTCTGCATAAGCATGAGCGACCTTTCGCCATCGCTGGCTATTGTAAATGTCTTTGGAAAATGCCCTGGCCACGCTGCCTCACATCCTTTTATAAATCAAAAAAGAAAATGGAAACCAAAATAAGAAATCAAATTCTATTTCCATTTTCTATTTCAGTTTCCGATTTCAAAATAAGAAAACAAAAACCACGCTGGTTTGCGTGGTTGTCTGTTCCCTGTTCAATTTTCGATGATATTAGTATAGCACAAAGTGCCCGCACATTCCGTACATAAATCATGCAACAATCAGTCATGTTTCTGTTAAAAACTGTTCAGAAAGTGTCCATGCCCTGGTTATCCACAAAGTTATTCACATTGATGTTGATAGGTCTATCATCGCTTAAAGAACACAACCGATGTCTGCATAGGCACAGCATCCGGTCCAAACATCATGCCGGTCAATGTTTTGAGTGCAGTGCGTGCCCGTCTCCGGCATGAGCCAACACTACAGCAGGCGTACCGTGCTGTACTTTCCCAGGATGCATCATCAATATACCGGCTCTCTAAGATTCTGGCATCCGTCTCATTGATGTCCTTCAATGAAGCCATCGAGCTATCCAGGCGCCGGATGAGCGGTTCAATCTGCTGCAAGTCAGCACGATATTTACGGATTTTCCGCTGCAAGTCCTCGCGCTGCATGTACATGCGCTCTTCCTGGCTCACCTTTTCTCCGCCACCGCAGCCACCAGTTGGCGACATGGATGACGCTGCCGGTGCGGCTTCCAATTCCAACATGCGCTGGCATTCGTCGATATCGGTTTTGACGTTCGCAATATACTGCGAGAACTCTCGATACCGGCGCAAGTATTCAGTCACTGCGTCGATATAATCATTATGATACATCCCGCTTCCTCCCATCATTGAATTTAGAAAGCAAGGCAGATTCAATACCTGCCTTGCTCACACTACTGTTTCACTTCTCTCACGCTGATCCGCAAGTAGCCGGCGCTCTGAGAATACCATTTCCGGCAGGACACCTCAACCACCTGCTTGTCATCTTCATAAGCTGCCTTGTTCAGCGCATCCAGCACGACTTTCAATGTATTATCAATGTCCGGTTTCTTTGCCGGGCGATTGATATTATACTGACACGCCAGCCGCTTCCCCTTCGTATACGACTTAGGGATCTGGAAGTAGGCATCAACAGTAATCCCGACATAACAATCAGATGGGATAGCCTTCCCTCCGGCGGCCAGGAACGCTTTGCGAATCAGCTTTTCATACTTTGCTGTTTTCGCTGGAGTATAAACGGTCCCGCTTTTCTGGCTGAACCGCGGCCTTGCTTTTCCTTGCGGGTCCCCTTCTACAATGAATTCCATACCAACATCCCCTTATTTCTGAATCAGCAGCCATTCCAGGAACGTCATATGTTCTTTGAGCTGCCCCGTATCGTACACATACCATTCGATTCCAAGCCCTACGGCAGACAGCAAAAGCACCAATCCAACGGTCAAAAGAAATTCGTATCCGTTTCCATATAAAATTCTTCTCACATCCTCATCGCCTTTCTGAAAGAATCTTCACATTCCGGGCGGCGATTCTCCTGGCAGGCTCGCTCATCGTTGCACTTGCGGACCCGCTGCCCGAATTCGTCATACATCCAGTGCCATTGGCCGGGATACAGCTTCCGACCGCAATACGCGCACCAGTGATACTCACCATGATTTTGCAGCAGCTCTTTCCGCAATGCCTGAATGGCCTGCTCCGTATTCTTCTGCCGCCGTCTGTTCTTTCGCCCCATCCTGCATTACCTCTCACGGTTAACCATGAACAGTGCCAGAAATATAGAGGTCAGAAATCCACCTGACATCATCCCCAGAAAAAATACAATTGTATTTACTTCATCCATCCTGATGCCTCCTTAAAAGGGAATCTCTTCCTGCTCCATCCACTGCTGGTCAGGAACCTCAGTCCCCATCTGCTCAAATCCGCCCGTAGACACGTTTTGATTGCTGGCGCAGCTATTCACCTGCGTGGGGATTTCAGAACGCTTCTCGATGAACTCCACCCGGTTCACCGAGATTTCTGTAGTATACTTCTTCTCTCCGCTCTTGCTGGTATAGCTCCCTGTCTGGATTCTGCCTTCCACCAAAAGCCGCTGGCCTTTGTAGACGTAATTGCCAATGACATCGGCAGTCTTGCCGAATGCCACGCAGTTGATGAAATCCGCTTCCGGATTCTGACCTTTTTTATTGAGTCTGTTGACGGCCAAGGTGAAGCGGGCTATAGTCATTCCACTCTGCGATACCTTGATGGCCGGGTCTCTGGTCAGTCGCCCTAAAATAATCGCTACGTTCATGCTTTCCCTCCATCTTCCATAAACAATTCCCGTAAGAACTTCGTGTATTCTTCCGCCTTTGCCAGATCGCTGAGCAACGTGCCCTTCTTCGGATATCGGTACAGGTACTTGATAATGTTCCCCATGTAGTAGGCTTCCGCTCCAGAAAGGCCACGGGTCATAATTTCAATTACTTTTTTACACTCTGTGCCCTTCCAGGTGTAGTGATCCGGATGATGAATCATGTCAGATGTTTCACCCGGCTCGTCGTCCACATCAATTTCTTTCCCCTGAAACAAGATAGTACGATTTTCCATTTCATTCCCTCCCTTGGCTTAATCAATAATCACAACATTCGCATGGCTGATATTAATCGTTTGCCCTTCAGAGTGTTCCACAACGGTATCGTCATCAGATTCATCAGCCAGCCATTCCAGCAGAGCCGCCGTACATACTTCATGGGCATCACGGTTCACATATGCCGGGCCACCACAGTTCCCATATGCCGGACAACCACAACATGTCGTGATGCTGGCCAAGAATCCAGCCAGTTCATTCATGCCCATGGCTTTTATCGCTTCATAGTTCGTCATAATCCATTCCTCCTTATCGGTAGATTTTCCCAGTCCGGATGTTTTTCAATGCAATCCGTTCAACGACTTCAAGGCCTATGGCTTTGAAGATTTCCCTGGCCTTGTGGATGGCTTTATCCATCCCGGCGGCATCCGCCTCATCCTGCTTCCGTTTTTCTTCCTGGCGGATGGTTTTATAGGCGCCGCCATACGTTGGATCAGCGTAACCCTCTTCGTTTTTAATCATCAGCCCAACCCCGCAAGTCTCTGATTCTGCCCGTCTACTCGCAGCGCGTACGGATTTACCATTTCATAGATTCGGCTGCCAAGCGCTTCATCAATCCTGGCAAGGTTACCCACGCTATACTCGCTGCTGAAAATCGTCGTCAGATGGTTCAAGTATCTTGCATTAATCAGGTCAAATACCACTTTCAGCTCATCCCTGTCGATGGCCACCAGTTTCCCACTTTCGACGCGACCGGAGAACTTGAACAGGTCATCAATGTAGAGATTTTGGCAGGTCTTCCACTTCATCATGGCTGCATCGTAATCATCACTGTAGCTCCGAGATGCCTTGACTAGGCTCGGAATTTCCGCCCGGTAGGAAAAATAAAAATGCGGTTCTCCGAATCGCCGCGTCAGCTCCTGGCAGACAGCAATGCAGATGTGAGTCTTCCCCATGCCAGAGCGGCCAAAGAGTCCAAAGCCAGTACCGCCCGGAGTATGGCATTTCAGCCAGTTTTCTGCCATGTCCTTCATTTTCTTGGCCGTTTCACTCCGACTTTCATCAAAGCTGACCAGCGTATACCGTTCATAATCCTTCGGAGAAATCCCGGAGGTTCTGAGCCGATGTGCTACCTGCCGACGTTCAAAGCAGTCTGGGCAATGAGCCATAGCTACTGTGCCGTCATCTCTTGTGATAGCTACCCATCCGGTATTCCCGCAACGCTGGCAGGCAATGCCGTCTTTTGCCGGCTTCACCGGTTCTGGAACCGCCTTACCGTTCTTTTTCACTTGTGCAGCCAGGTCATTAATCATGGCCATGACTGAGTCTTTCATTGATTCCATACAGCTCACCTCTTCTTTCAAAAGGGTATGTTGTCAATCTCCGGTGGTACGGTTCCTGTAGAGCCCTGGCCGCCGCTAGGCAATTCATGCCGCTGCCAAGTCCTACAAGTGGCCTGCCACGACTTCATTGGGTTCCGTCCAACCTTCCAGCCATTGCTTTCGTAATAATCCATGAAAGCTTCGGCAGAAAATGTGTATCTATTCTCTGCAATATAGGCCTTGAGTTCTTCAAGAGTAGGTTTTTTGAATTTCTGAGCAGCAGTTGTTGAGTTGTTGGCAGAACTTCTCTTCCTACTACTCTCTCTACTATCTCTATCCTTACCTATCTCTATCTCTAACCTATCTCTATCTCTATCTCTAACCTGAGGTTCCATATTGGAGCCGACTTGGTTCCGACTTGGTTCCAGTACGGTTCCAGACTGGATACAGGATGGTTCCATATTGGAGCCGACTTGGTTCCGAACTGGTTCGGCTAAGATGTATTCGCCTTTTTCGTTCACTTCCAGCAGCTTGATTTCCTCACAATCTGTTGGTTTATAGCGGTCCTTCTTGATGTAGTTGTGGATCCGCCAGTGCTTGATGGCCATGATGCCAGTATCGAACGGGATTAGGTACTGCTTTGCAATAAGCAGTTTCACATCATCCGGTGATGCCCCCACGGTTCGCATGATGGTCTTGGCATTCTTCAAGAATCCATCATCGTCTGCCCTCAGCAGCATGTGGAAATACAAGCATTGCGTACTGGCCGGCATGTCAAGGAACATATCCGTATCAATGACTGACTTACTCATCATTCTTTTATCCGCCACGGTATCCCCTCCTTTCTCATAGGGCTGAGAATGTGCCGGCAGCACACAAACACTGCCGGCCAGTTTCCCAGTAACTCGTTAATCCAGAAAGGATTATTTGGCATCAGATTCAAACAAATTCCCCTGGGCACGTCTGCCGTTGATGTACTTTTCCGTTTCATCCAGCAGATGCTGCACGGCTTCCCATGTCTGCGTGGCCATGAACTCAGGATGCTCTGCACCGGTAGGATTATTCATGGTAGCCGGTGGCTCTTTAAGCGCTGGCGTCACGACAGAAACGAATTCACCGGAAATCGGCAGGTAGAGCTTGAAGCCAAACTTTACCGACAGTTCTCCAGAAGAGCTGTAAGCCAGCACAACTTCATTGGGGCTGATGCGGTGTTCCATGACTTCTCCAGTGAATGACATGATGGCTGCAATGTGGCTGCCCAGATACTGGAAAGCATCATAGAATTCCGGCGCTGCCTTTTCTTCTGATGTGAGCTGCAAGTTATCCCAGTAGCTGTCACGATATTTTTCATAGTTAATCCGGATGCCGCCCTTCACGAGCTTCACTTTGGAAATAATGATTTGCTTTGTTGTTTCTCCCATAGCTGCCTCCCTTTATTTCGCTGCTTCCTGGTCAGAAATAATTTCGCCGGTCTCCGGATCCACATTCTGAGGGATGGGTTCCGCATCAATGGTCATCGTTTCATCCGGTTCATCTTCCATGCTGGCGGAGATATTGCTCTTGACCGTTTCATCGGTTGCGACTGCCTTGACGAAATCGGTGGCAATCGGAGCATATTTAAGGGCACGCTTCAGGACCGTCTTCTTGGCCATGGCGTCAAAATCAGTCTGCCACGGGCCATTGCGGAAGCTCTTGGATTTCTTCTGGGCGAATTCCAGCACATCGTCCTTGCTCATGACTTCGAACCCATAGCCGCCTGTCTTGGTATGCCAGACGGCATAGTACATGGTGACCGGGCCGCGGTTGCTCATGGCCGGGATGTGTTTCAGTTTAGGTTCAAGGCCAAGCTCATATTCAAATTCATCGTTTTCGTGAACTTCATGCGCCTGGATGTCCTTGATTTCCCCAGAGCGGTACGCCAAATCCAGCAGCCCTTTGTAGCCAAGTTGGAACTGGCAGACGCCGCCGTAAGGAATCAGATATGCTTGGCCAACTGGGGTATTGGGTTCCAGCCCAAGCTGAGCGGCCTGCATCATCGCTCCCAAAAAAGACTGAGGCGTACACTGCTGCAATTTAGGCGTGCTGGAAAGGGCAGTGAAGACCATACGGGTAAAGCGTTCCGGAGTGATTACAGACGGAAGCGCTTTCTTGATTTCCGGTTCCATGGCCTTGATGAGCCCTTTCAGGGATGTATCCTTCTGCTGCATTTCCTGCACCTGAGTATTTCTTTTCGTCAATCCGCCTTTAGTGTTCATGGTTATTTATCCTCCTTGACTTCTTTGATAGCAAACCGGCGGCTTGCTTTGCCGGTTGAAATAAATCCTTTATCCTTTAAAGCCTGGTACATGTCCGGGTCCGCCTTTTTGAGTTTCGACAGTGGGCATGTTTCTCTGCCATTGGTGGTTTTCCAGGTAACTTTGAATGATCCGACGCGGCCTGCTTCTGCATCCCCCAGCATTTCTTTCAGCCGGTTCTGGTTCAAGGAAATCTGTTCTTTGAGCTTATCCATGATTTCCGTGTCCCCGTTGATGCGGGCAATCAGCGTATCTGCTTCTTCCGGCAGAGTGATTTCTTCGTCACGGCTGTCAGCATATCTGGCGGCCAATGCCTGGGAGCAGGAAAGGGAACCATCCACGGGCGGCGCGGTTTGGGTCTGCACCAGATTCCAGAATTCCTTTTCCGCTTCAATGAGTGTCTTGATGTCCTCTTCATTACGCTCAATCCGCTTCCACTTGGCTTCATTTCCTCCAAGCAGAACGGCAATGTACCAGTAGTCTGCACCCGTAACTGCCATGTAGTGCAGGCACTGACAGTAATAAGCATCCGGAATTTCATCATCCTTCCACTTCCGGTACTGGCTGACGCCAGCAGTCTTGATTTCAAGGCCGGCATTTTCACCAATAACGGTACGGTCCACATTGGCCAGCATGAACGGGTATTCCCTGCTCTGGAGTGTCCCCAGGCGCTTTACCTTCTTGCCGGTTTCTTCCTGGAACCAGTCAGCAATGTTGGCTTCATTCTTGGTGCCCCAGTATACGTACTGATTGCCAGACAGGTCCGGCGGCTCTACCTGACCCGTCTTTTCCATCCACAGCTGATATGGAGATTTATATGAATTCATTCCCATGATGACAGCCGCATCACTGCCGCCGATGCCAAGGTCTCTTGTCTTGAGCCACTTTTCATGGTCTTCGGCATCTTTGACCGATAAAATCAAATCACAGTTTGTATACGTCATTGTTACCTCCTAAGCTCTTTTCTTACCTGTTCCATGAATGGGCAGTTTTTCTTGCGTCCTTTGATGTGCTGCACAATTGGCTCATTGGGAAGCAGCGTACATGTCCGGTAGTTGCGAGTTTTGGCGCCGCCCCGGCTGCCGACTTTGCTAGTAAAATGGCACGCCTTGCAGGTTTCCTGTGCCCAACCAATTTCAACTTTAGGGCAGAATCCCAGGCCGCCTTTGCCCCATGGAAGCCTTTTTGGGTTGTCCTTCATGTAGCACTTTTCGGCGAATGGGCAGGTGCCGCAGTTCGTGTTTATCATTGTCTGATTCCTCCTTTTGCGGTACAATGGAGGCGGAATTTTATTGGGAAATATAGTTCCGCCGGCCTGCCGTTGGTTGCCTCCAACAGCAGGCTATTTCTATTTCTCCTTCAAAACAGGGATGAGCAACTTCTGCCCTGGCTGAATCGCACCAGCATCCATGATATGGTTGCGGTCCATGGTCCGGTCAATCATGATCCGTACATCTTCCCGGTCGTCATTGATTCTGGAGCAGATGTCCCAAAGAGTTTCATCCTCATCAACCACGACAACCTTATCAACGTATTCGGGCTCAGCCATCAACGCTTTGACACCTGACGCGATTCCAAGGGCAATGGCCGACAGGATGATAACTGCCAGGCCAATCCGCTCCCATCTGTAACGGTGCTGTTTTCTCGGCCTAGTCATCTGCGTCACCTCCCATTCAGGAACTTGTTAATGAAATACACCTGACCCCTTCCGGTCACTTTTGGGGTCTTGGTAATGATGTTCACCCCATTACCGTTTGTGTAAGAGCCTTCCTTGATTTCAAAGAGCCCCATTTCCATAGAGCGCTGTGTGGGCATGTTGTAGTCTGTCCCCTGGCGCTTAATCAAATACCCATTTTCGCGCATCCACTGGAATAGCCTCTTCTGGCCAATCTGGATCCCGTTGCCTCTGAGTATTTTGGCAAGTTCACCAATGAGAATGGATGTCTTGCTGGCACTGACTGACCCGGCAAAGATAACGGCCGGCTTTTGTTCTTCCAGCATCAGCTCCACCTGTTTCCGCTTTGCCTGTTCTTCTTTGAGCTGCATAGCCAAGCTAATCAGAAAGTCAGGTTCAGTGATAGCTCGTTGCAACGTCTGATCCGTCATATATGCACCGTGCCGCCGGATAGCAGGAAGTACTTCATCTGCCAGTACAGCCTGGAAATTTTGCGCCACCTCATTGCTGGCCTTGAAGCCCAACCGGTAAACCATGTTTTCAGGGAGATAATCATCTTTCCCAACATGTTGGGAAAATCCGAATCCGCGAAGGTATCCATTTACGGTTTCCCATCTGACGTATTCAACACCATTCTTTTCTTGTGTGAATCCAAGTCCTCTTGCTACATCTTCGGCATTCAGATAGGCCGTAGCAGTCTGATTGTCCATGTAACAATGAACATTTCTGATATTCAGGATTTCATTCATGCTTATCTTCTCCTTTCTTCTTTAACCATTCCTGGTATTCATCTGGGTGGCTTCGGATGTAATCACGGATGTACTGCATGAGAGCATACATGCCATTCGCCTCCTCTCTTGTCACGATTTGTGACAAACTTAGTCAAAAAAAATGGCACTGACCGACTTGCCATAATAATCGGCAATCTTTTCTTTTACACCATCCCTAGGAGTGCGACTCCCTAATTCGTATGCCGTTAACGTCGATGGAGCAATTCCAAGCACCGCGGCAACATCAGCAATAGTCATCTTCCTCTTTTTCCTTAAACCTCTGAGTCGTTCGCCAATCTGTTTGTTGCTGGGCATACCGTTTCACCTCCCTTCTTCATTTTGTCACGTTTTGTGACTAAACAAAGTATAGCATTTATCACTTTTCGTGTCAATATTAAAATTATCACCTTTTGTGACGTCACGTAATGTGATATAATAAGGGCAAAGGAGGTAACGCTATGGCTACATTTGCAGACAGGCTAAAACAATTACGGCAAGAGAAAAATTTAACTCAGGCGGAGCTAGCCGATAAGCTAAAAATTGGGAGAAGCGCATTGGCCAT